TTGAGATGCCTGACGGCGGATAGTACCGCTTCGCTTTGCATGAGTTCTACTGTAAATGGCCGTTGTGGCGGGTTCATTAAGGGATACTGGGGGCCGAAAGGGCTGTAATGGCTAAACTTACTAGCGAAGAATTTATTACCATGCTCCAGAACAAAGAAGAAGCTGGCATGAAGAAGACCGAGAACTGGGTCTCTCTATGGCAGGAGTCTTTGCGTTATTTCTTCGGCGATCAACTTGCCCACAAGAAGGAGCATAAGGAGTGGGACTGGATAATCGTTAATTATATTTGGCCGTCTGCTATGCAGGAGATCGCCAAGTTAAGTAAGAACTTCTCTGAGATTCACGCTCTTCCGTGGAACGATGACGACGCTGACTCTGCCGAGGTATGGCAGAATATCCTCCAATGGCAATGGGAAAAAGGCCTCAACGGTACCGGTATGAGGATTGAGCAGATTTACGCTATTCTCTGCGGTAAAATCTTCGGGTATCGTGTAAGTAAGATATTTTGGGACGAAAAGGTAAGTTGGGACGATGAGCAGAAGAGGTGGGTTGGCGATGTAAAGCATAAACTCTGGCATCCAGCCGAGTTCTGGGCCTCTGACGATGAGAAGGTGCAGAATGGCGATTGCGGTACTGTCAGGTTCGTATCCTTGGAGTGGGCGCAATCACGTTGGCCGAAACATAAAAAGGCGCTAGAGGCCAAGGCCAGTACCTATAAGGATTTAGTTGCGGGTGGCGGTAATACTATCAGGGGCCAGTTAGCTTCTGCCGGAACATACCCGAATGAGGGCAAGGGCGGTATCGACAAGGGGGAAGGTGGCAGGAGTTCCGAGAACCAGATTCTTGATAGAGTTCTTTCTGCTGATCGCATGTCGAGTAACGATATAGATAAGACGAGGAAGTTCGTTAAGTTAAGCGAAACGTACTTCAAGGATTTATCTGAGACTAAACAGAAGATTGAAGAGGATATCCCGCCGCAGGAGCTTTTGGACGCCGGTGAGATATTCAGCCAAGGCGGCGTGTATTACGATAAGAATGACAAGCAGATGGACCTTGCGAACTGGCCCAAGAGAACTGTCAAGGAGTGGCTGGAACCGGACTATCCAAACGGTCGGTATGTAATTCACGTTGAAGAGTTGATATTGAACCCCGACGATCAGAAGTATCCCCACAAGCGATGGCCTTTTGTTGTGATACCCCACTATCTACTTCCGTTCATGTGGCAGGGTATAAATGGAGTTACTCTGTACCGGAACGTACAGGATATGATAAATGTTACCGTTTCGCATCTGACGAATAACATGAAGATGTTCGGCGACCCCAAGATTGCAGTTGAAAAAGGCGCAATCGACACTCCGCCCGGTCGGCATAAAGAGCATTTCCGTATCGGCAAGGGTGCCGGTTCGATAATTCGGTTGACTAAAGGCGCTCTTACCGGGAAGAAGTTCCAGGTAATACAACCTGTCACTCCATCCGCCGCAGCGCTTCAGTTGTATGGCCTGTTTACAGCGGAGTTCAAGAATCTTCTGGGTTTACAGGATGTCGCGCAGGGTAAGGCCGGGAATAACATGACTGCTACCGAGTCGAGTTATCTCGCAATCTCTTCTCACGACAGGATATCGCTTCAGAATGTTTTTGAAACGGAATGGGTACGGCAGTGTTGCGGACTGGTAGCAAATATCTGTCAGTTAAATTACGAGCCGGAACGATGGGTACGGATCGTCGGTGAGGATAAAGCCGCCGGGGTCCGGCAGATAACCGAGCAGTTGAGTAAGGTGAAGTTTGACGTTTCTATTCTTCCTGCCCCGGCGATTCCAATGGACGCCGAGAAGAGACTTGTAAAACTAAACAAGGGTTATGAGTTATTGGGTGGTCCACCGAATCCAGGTTTGCCAATGATGTTGAAGGGTTTGGAGATACCGAACTGGCGAAAACTCTTACAGGACCATTCTGTATGGGTTGAATACCAGAAGTTCCAACAGCTATATAATGCTGTCGCCGAGGGAAAGATAGAACCGAACGAAGGTGTCCGAGTTTTGATAGCGGCCATAAGCCAGAAGGTCGGCCGGCAGATTGAACTTAATCCAAGGAAAGATAATGAAAACAAAGGCGAAGGCGAAACCAAAACCGAAATCAAAAGAGAAAAAACAACCGATAGCTCGCCCGAAGGTGGTACGCAAACCGTTGAAGGTTTCACCCAAACCACTACCCGACCCGGGGGCGGCGATACAGAAGGAAATGGATAGGTTGTATAAAGAGTTTCATAACTGCCAGAGCAGGAAGGGCAGTGCGAACATAAAGCGCACGATAAAGGCGCTCAAGGAAAAAATGGAAGAAGCAAGTTAAGGCAGCCAAAGGGCTATGTGCCAATCGGATAGTCTTAACTAAATAGCTTCTCGAAATGAAACTGACAAGCGCAGAAAATGAATTTGGAGAATTAAAATGTCGGACGAAAAAGCATCAGAAGAAAAACCCGAGGTAAAAGTAGACGAAAAATGGTCGCAGGAAAAGCAAAGGGCCGACCAAGCGGAAGCTAATCTTCGCAAAGCCTCGACGGAAAAAGATGAGTTAGTTAAATCTGTTTCCGCCGGCAATGAGAAGATGGCGAAGCTCGAACAGAAACTTGCCGATCTTGCCGAAGCTCAAGACGTTCCGGTCGAAGACTTGCTCGACCCCGACCTTGTAGACGCCAAGACGATTAAGACCGTCAGTAAGATGGCTAAGCAGATCAGGGAACAAGCGACTTCGATCAAAGACTTGAAGAAACTCGCAGATGGGTTCCAAGAGACGTCTAAGAGGCGAGAGGCAAAGAGCGAAAAAGACAAGACCATTGAAAAGATACTTATTCCTTTGGACAAAGAATTTGGTGCAAAGTTTCGGAACGCCGCCAGAAAGCGGGCTGACGCACTTGTAGACGAAGGCAAAGAGAAACAGCCTAAAGATGTTATTGAGGCCATGACTCTTATGCGAGACTGTTATAAGTTTGTCGTTTCCGAAGCTGAAAAGAAAAAAGAAGAAAAGAAGACGACTCCGGCAGATAGTGGTACGGGCTCTTTTCAGTTGGACGCTTCGATTCCTAAATCGGGTTCCAGGAAAGAGATATTGGCAAGTATGAAAAAACAAGGTCTTAACCTGTTTGGAAAGACCTAACTATTTTAAGGATTTAGTAAAATGGCAGATTTATCAAAAGCCACCAGAGAGCTGTTTGTACGTTCAAAGGTGGACGAGATTTATATGGCTACTCCGGTAGTCGAAGAGTTACAGAAGCGCAACCAGATAACGTACACAGGCGGTAAGTATATCGAGCGGCTGGTAGATACTGACGAGATCGACGATCTCATGCAGGAGTACACGGCGAATACGGCATTGACCGACGAGGCTAAAGACACTCTTGAGAAACCTAAGTTCACTTGGAAGTATGCCCAGCTACCGCTCAGATACAATGTTGACGAGTATACTCAGAATATCCTTGCAGGCACTGAAGAGCAGTTGCTCGACCTGTCCGATCAGTTGGCGGAAAAAGGCCAGAACGGTACTCGGCTGTGGCTGAATAAGAAGATGTTCAATACAGGTTCGGAAACTGGCGTTGCCGATGGTGCGACTGGGTTCCAAAGTTTGGTCTCCGCTCTTAACCATGACGGCACCTATGGTACGCTAACGCGAAGCTGGTCAGGTGGAACAAACGACTGGTGGCAGGGTGCAGACCCAGCAGGCTTGAACCAGAACACCACGTCGAGCGCTCAGGATACCGCGTACAACATGACGATTTCCAACATGAGGAAGTGGATTACCGAGAGCGACGTAGCGCATCATATGAAGATGCCGACCGATCTGTATATCTGCATGTGCCCGACCCTGTTCAATAAGTTGCGGGCAGAGATGGAAGCGAAGGTTCAGTACAAGCCCACCGGCGATACCCAGAAGCAGGGTTTCAATAAGATGGACCTCGACGGCCATACTATCGTAAGTGTTCCGTACCTCCAGACCACGTCAACTATGAGGAACTGGGTATTCATTCTCAATCTCAATCATTGGGAACTGAGGATTCATACCGCTCGTAACTTCAAGATGACCGATTTTAAGTGGCAGGGCGAAAATTCTAACGGCTACGATATGTGGCTGGCAAGAATTATGATTTCCGGTAATTTCGTTTGCTGGAAGCCGAACGGCAATATGTGGCTAAGTAATGTAAGTTAATTTATTTAAGGAATATAAGATGGCAAATATTAGTTTAAGAAGGTTCCAACTCAAGGACAATTGGCCTGGAGTTCCGAACCCCAATCATGGGGTGCCGAAGGGTGGCTTTGACGCCACGACGGGACACTCATGCGTAACGTCTCCGGTATATCCACCGATGACAAAGATTCAGACATATCAGTCCGGCGAAGATGCCTCGGAATGTCAGGGTCCGTACACGATGATTTATCTTGCGTATCACGACGGGTCCAGTACCTTAACCCCACTTCAGGCAGCGTCGCCATGCACAGGTGCAACTCCCGTGGTTGCGCACGTTGATTCTACGGCATGGACAAATCGTGGAGAGTGGAGTGATACTTCTTCTGCTCCGTATTGTGTTATGAATACGAGCGCGTGCATGGACGTAACCTCTACTGGTCAAGTGGCTATAGCCTGTAACCCCGGCCTGAATACAGACGGTTCACAGGCCGCGTATGTATGGGGTTGGTTCTGGTGTGGCGGAGTATGCCCGCACACGGACTTAACGCATCTGGACTATGATATGACTACCACGGCAACTGCATGGAACCACATCCAGCCTGTTTCTGATACAGGACAGATCGTACTTGGCGTTGGCGATGCTTCATTTGAAGGTGTTTGCGGAATAGCAACAGTAGTCGCCGCATAAGAAAGGTGGTTTTTTATGGCTGGTGTAAATACTCAAACCCAGTTTACCGGGCAAGTTGGCCCGTTAAAAATGGAAATCGGTTATATACCATCTGCCGATATTACGGAAGCTACCGGCGTCGAAGCAACCGCGTTGGCAAAAACACATTCTGTCCCAACATCTCTTCGGGAGGTTAATGCGGGATGGATGGTTTGCTCAAGTACGAGCGGCGGCATTAGAGGATGTATAACCGCTGCCGGTTCGGTATGCACCGGACATGCAAGCGGGATACCGGCCATTGACTTCTCAATGGATATAACCTGTACTGGCGGCGCTATCAGCGGTGGCTGGGGCGACTTTTACTTAATTTTTGGATCATAAAGGAAATTTATTATGGCACAGAGTGGATGGGACGAGTCGAAACTATCCTCCGCTCCTGTTCGACCCTTTATGGTTGAATTAGGAGTAATAGACGACTCTTACGTTACAGGTGATACGGCAGGCGGCGTTGCGACGCATAGCGTACCAACGCTCCTTAAAAGTGTGATTGGTGGTTGGAATTTTGTTAATGACTCTGCTGGCGGAACAGTGCTTAATCAGGGTTGTATGACTTCTCAACATGCTCCAACTGACCACACTTACGGTAATTACATAGACTTTATTATGGATACCACTTGTCAGGGTTTTAATGACTATATTTTGTTTGGCGGTTTTGATGTAACGCAAGCGACCCAGAGATGGGTATACGGCAATGCCGGTAATTTACGGGTAGAGGCCGGATGTTTTAGCGGTGGGGCATCGGAGACGCAGACTGTAGAAACGAAGTTGACGCATGTTGTTGGCGGGATATTGGTTACGAAAGACGATGCTTGCGGGCATCCGATTCCGGGCTCCACGAACGCCGCTGGCACAGTTGACTTCACGTTAGGCGACTCTACGACAGGGCCGTACTCTTACTTGATTGCAGGTTGGTAGAAGAGT